TATCATTCCACCAAACTTTTTACCCTCTACTTTTTCATCACCACCAAAATTAAGTGGATTATATCCACTAACAAAAAGTGGAGAATCATTAACTAATCCTCTTCCAAAATCACCATTTCCATTCTTTGCAAGTTCTTCACCTATTTTATCTGCAACAGCACGGAATAATAATTCTCCACCAACACCGCCAGCCATGGCACCAATCAGTGCTCCAGGTGGACCAGCAAAAGATCCAAGTGTAGTACCAGCAGCAGATCCTAATACACCTCCAAGTGCTCCCAACAGTGCATTACCAGCAGGAGCGCCAGATCCAATTTCCACTGCCGCAATTAAGGCAGAGATAAGGACATCAATTCCTGGAATTTTAAATGGAACAGATCTCTTTGCTTCTTTAATTCCCTGAACAGCAGGTTTTGCCTTAGATACTAAATCAACAACTAAAGTTGCAATGTCCTTTGGATTCTTTACCAAATTAATTAATTTTTTAAATATAGGTGACCCTTGTTTTAACTTATCAATTTCACCAGTGACTGCTGCTTGAATTGCCTGTGGTAATTTTCTAGGATCAAGTTTTGATAAACCTTTGCCTATATTATCCCATGTAGATCTCAGTCCACTAACAGCAGTACCACCAAGATCGCTTAATCCTTTTCCAAGTCTACCACCAACTTCCATTACATCGGCACCAAATCCTGTTATTCCCTTCCAGGCACCACCAACTAATTTTTGCCCCTCGGTAAGTAATCCTCTACCTAGGTTTCCAGTTTGTGCAAATATTCCACCAATGTTTTGTCGAAGACCACCTAACAGTCCTGAATTCTTTTTCGCTAGATTTAGTGCCTGAGTTTCACTGAGTTGACCTGCCAAAACTCTGGCACGGTTTGCATTGCTAACACCAGCATTTTTTAAATTACTAAGTACATTAACTGCTTTATTTGGACCGAGCATTCTGGTTGCTCGTCCAGTAGATTCATTAATGAGACTACCCATTCTACCGATGGGTGCTTGATTTACCCCTGCTCTAAAGAAGCGGGACATTTGAATTCCACTGCCTCTAGGAGTTCTAAACCCACGAGGTAATCTATTTGGTCTATTGCCAGGAACATCAGGGCATCCACAGATACCTTTGTTTTTTAGTAGACCAACTTTTCTAAGGACTGATCTTAAGACTCTAGCCGCACCAACTAACTTGAGAATACCACCAAGTATTTTTCCTCCAATAAAAATACCAGCAAGTATCTTCCAGTTATCGACTAGAAAATTAAATACCTTCGATATCTTTTCTCTATTTTCTTTTTTAGAAAACCATCTAAATGCTTCTTCTATAAGAATTCCTGTTCCTATTAAAGACAAAAATTCTATAATTTTATCAAAAATATTTTTTGCAGGTGCCATTACTTTTGATAAGGCACCATTTGTTTTTTTAGATAATTTTCCTAGGGGAGACTCTACTGATGCCTCCCTGGACATTTTTTTCTGTTTATCTCTCTCTTTCTTAATTGCAGATATTCTGTCTTTTCTTTCTACAATTCTATTTGCAAAATCTAGTGCTAACTGTTTCTGTATTTCTACAAGAACAGTATTTGTTTCTATTAAAGCACCAGCAACATCACCACCCTTTTCAATTTTTAGATTACTACCAGCGTTCTGAAAACTAATTTTAGATGTTTTTAACTTTGGATTACCAGAACCAATTTTACCAGCACCAGAAAGGGCAGAAGAAGCAATAGTGCTTCTTCCCATTTTGGGTAAAGATGGTGCTGTAAAAGATGGTTGGTTTTCTAATGCCACTTACTGTTGTTGTTTTGCGTTTTCTTCCTCAATGTATTGTTGGAGTAAAGTAACGTATACTTCTCTCTCCCACGGCATCATATTTTCTAACTCGGTCAAAGAGTATTTATGGTACTGCATCAAGGCAAAATTCGTCTTGTAATATGACTCAAGACTAGTATGCGACATTGTCAAGCGAAAAAAGATGCTAATCCCTCAAGAACAACTTCATTAGTTTTCTTTGTATTTGGATTTTTAACTTTCACAGTATGAGAAAGTTTAGGCATCGTTGCAAAGAAAGTCTCAATTTGTTTAAACTGACGTGTATTCATCTGCTCAACAAATCCAGTCATTTCTTCTTTAGTGCAATCACTTGAAGACCAGCACTCATCGGCATTATATACAATATCAATACATGATGTAATAACATCTAAGGATTTATCAGCACCACTATCGGAATTTTGATACTCAAAGTTGTTCTCAATAAACTGATTAACCGATGGATATTTCATTTTCATTGACAGGTCATCATCAATTTTAATGATGTTGGTGTGTTCTTTATTGGTTTGTACCTTAATATCATCAATGTTAATATCTAACTTAACTTGTGTTTCACCATCGTCTGGACAAGTTACATTTACCTCAATAACTTCACCAACAGACTTTCCGCGAATATTTAAAAATAGATATTCAATATCAAAGGTAGAAAGTTCCGCAACATTTACACCCTTTGTGCTGATGCATTCTGATAAAATTTCTACAATGGCATTTGTAATTTGTGCCATATCCTCAGATTCTAGTGCCATTACTAGAATCTTTTCTTCTCTAACCAAGAATGGACGATATTTGATTTTTTTTCCACTAGAAGGAATTTCCAACTCATAAGTTGGGGTATTGATTTTTGGTAAAGGCATAATAAACCCAAAGTTAATTCAGATGTGATTATTTATTAGGGATTTATTGATTTGCTTTAAAATTATCTTGAGGTATTTTAGTTCCGCCAATATTTTTAATTACACCAGCGGTATTAGGATTAGGAACACTAGGATCTTTTCCGGGAACAGAATTCGTATCAGATCCTAAAAGTGGAGGTGTTAGAGAATTGGATTCTCGGTAAACTCTATATCTATCATAATTCATAGTAACGGATACCTTAACAACCTCAGCATCACCATATTGCAACGGAATTGATGTTATAGATTTTGGAAATGTATTAATAAGTTGATATGACATACTTCTAGCGCCTGGAGTAGCCCAATTTTTTTCAAACTTTCTAATCCATACACCAGTTTGATTTTTGTATAGATTTGGATATGAAAATCTCCTATAATAACCAACATTTTCTGCTTGTGATATTCCCGTTCCCGAAATATAATCAATCCATGCCTCAAAAAATGTTAATATTTCATAATTTGTATCAAGATAAAAGGTGAAATCAATATCAGTATTGACTCTTGTATGGGCAAATTCCTGCCCAAGACCAATATAATTATCTTTTACTTCTCCAGTTGCATATGTTGACGATGGAAGATTTGCATTGGTACAATAAATCGCCAGTTTTTCTTGCAATTGATTATCCCATTTTATCCCATAATAATTTTCAACGTGTTTTAAAAATGGCGTAGAAAGACCATCTGCACTTTTTCCCCAACCATTAGTAATCCAAACTTGGTATTGATTAGACCTTGAAAATCCACCCTCTGAACTAGAGAGGATTTTATCCATCGTGAGATGGGTTATATTGGGAATACTAGGCATCTCTAAATATTATTATTAGATCCTTTGTTATTTCTATTTAGATGTCATATAAGGGAAAATATCAACCATCGTATCCAAAAAAATATAAGGGTGATCCAACAAATATAATCTATCGTTCTCTTTGGGAACGTAAGTTTATGGTATACTGCGATCTAAATGAAAATATTATTGAATGGGGATCCGAAGAAATTGCATTGCCATATCGTTCTCCCCTAGATAATCGTATTCATCGTTACTTTCCAGATTTTTATATCAAGGTACGAGAAAGTAATGGAACACTCAAGAGATATTTGATTGAAGTGAAACCAAAGAAACAAACGATGGAACCAAAAGTTCAGAAGAGAAAAACGAAAGCATATATCTACGAAGTTACAGAGTATGCCAAAAATATGGCAAAATGGAAAGCAGCAGAAGAATTTTGTAAGGATCGTATGTGGGAATTTAAAGTTCTAACAGAAGATGAACTAGGTATCAGATAATGGCACAACCAACAGACGATAAA